ATATTTATCATCACAACACATATATAATGGATTTGTCATTTTATGTATATTTTCATTTAACATTACATTAATGAATGAAATACAAATGACACCACAAATATTATTTTCATTATCATTAATTGTAAGAAAATAACCATTATTATTTGTTTCCCATTTAATTCTATCAATATCATACATAATTACATAATCAGAATTATTTGCTCTTTTATAATATTTATTAATAAAATTACATACTAAATTAGTAGAATCATCAAATGAAATTTTATTCCAATAAAAACCATCTGGTAATTTTGATGGTTCATTATTTTTTATATTTTCAGTATTATACATTGATGTTTTAAAAAATTGTTGTTTAATATTTTTTCTCATAACTGGTTTATTATTCCAAAAATTGTTTTGAGTTTCAAGTGCTTGTTTAAAAGTTTTAATCATAATTATTTATCTTATAATTTATAATGTTTAATAGACACAAAAAATTGATTATTTAATATTATAATGTTAATAATAAATTAAATTAAAATGGTTGATGTATATATTGTCGACCCAAAAAACATTATTGATAATTTATATCATAGTAATATAGAACAAATAAATTCATTTTTTAAAAAAATAAAATTTTATAATCCTAAAATTAATGAACCATTACATAAATTTTGGTATAATATTAATAATGCTAAAATAATAAAAAAAAATGCTAATAATTTAGAAATAGCATTACCTCAAAATGATGCTAATTTAATTAATTCAATAAATAATCTAGATGATTTAATAAACAATAAATTAAAAGATTTTGATAATAATTATATATGTAATAAAACTATTATAACAAATAAAAATTATCCACCATATATTATATTAAATATTGATAATACAACTAAATTTTATAATAATGAAAATATACAAATTAATTATATTGACTTAGAGAATGAAAATAAAGTAAATTTATATATTGAATTTGATTGTGTTATAATAAATTCATTGAATAATAAAGTATGTAGTAAAAAATGGAAAATATTACAATTAAAAAAAATTAATTCTTTACTTGATAATAATTTAAATTTTTTTGAAAATAAAATTATACAAAATATACCACCACCACCTCAATTACCACCACCATCTAATATAATTCAACCATCATTAATATTACAACAACCACAATTATTAAAATCAGTTGTTAATCAAGAAAAACCAAAAGATTTTTCAAGAAATATTATAAATATTCATGATATTAAAAATGCTCTTGGAAATTTAAAAAAAAAACCAGAAATAATAATAAAAGAAGAAAAAGCAAATCTTCCATTTTTGAAAGAATTGTGTAGTATGAAAAATAAATTAAAAAAACCAGAAAAAAATTATAATATTTTATTTGATGATTTAATAAATAAATATAAAGATTTAAATAATTTTTGATTTTACTTCATTGTCAAAATATAAAACACAATTAATTTTTTTATCAATAAAAGATACTTTAATTTCACCATTTGTATTTATTAATAATGTGCTATTTATATATCCATCCATTTTTTCAACACTTGATATTACATATTTATTTTCAAAATTTCCACTCATTAATATAACATCAAAAGAACCATTTTTTGGATATAATATATTAGCCATCATTATACCATTAATATTAGACACATTATTAAAACTAAATCCATCTAATTCTTCATCTTCATTTTGACGAGAAACAAAATAATATTTTTTTTCATCACACAATGATGTATCATTATATTCTATATTATCTGTATTATTTTCCATTATTTTTCCTCTTAATGTTAAATTTGTTGATTTTAATTCACCAATTGTAATATCTATTTTATCTTTATAATCATTAAAATATTTTTCATATTGTGATAAATTTTTTATTAAATTTAAAGTAATTCCTTCATCGTAATCTGTAAATACAAAATAAAAGTTTTCTTGATGTTTTAAATAAATATTTCCATTATAATCTGTCAAAATATAACATTTATTTGGCGAATCAAGTATAGTTATTTCACTCATTTTTATTATTTTAATAATATATGTATATTTTAAAGTTTTAATTTCAATTTTTTATACATTAAAGAATAATATTATTTAATAGTTTGTATATTTTTTTATTTGATAATTTTGAACCACCAGATACCGAAGTTTTTTCTTTTATTACATTTCCTAGATTTATAATTTGTTCTTTAAATTCTGAATTTCTTGTTTCATTAATACATTCCTGCAATAATAATTCCGCAATTTTATTATATATAATATTATTTATGTTATTTATATTTTCTTCCTTTATTATATCAGTTATTAATATTATTAAATATTTATATTTTTCTAAAAAACCATAATCAAAATTATTATAATAAGCACTATTAAAAAGAAATAAATCATTAAAAATATTTTCATTAAATTTATTGCTTGAGCTAATAATATATTTTTGTTTAAAAATTTCTTTAATGCTTCTTTCATCCATTAATTCATTAATATTTTTTTGAACTTGTGTAAAATTATTATCCAATTTAAAATTTTTTTTTTGTTGTTCTACTATTTTACATTTATTACAGTCTTTATTATATACATAATTTATTGATTGTACTTCCTTTAAAAAATTATAAAATATTTTTTATTATTCCTAAAAAACTGTTGATTAGTAATATTTGTTTTTTTAAATATATGAAAAATACATGTTATACTATCAATTTTATTTTTAGGATATAATGGTGTAATAGGCTTATCATTATTATTAAATATTTTTTTAGATAACACAAAAAATAATATAAAGAAAATAGCAATTATAATTGCTAGTTGATTATTTAGCATATATATATACAGCACAAATTTAATAATACTATTATATACAAAAAATTGAGTTTTGAAATATTAAAATAATACAAATATTGATAATAAATGAGTTCTATAATATTAGAAGATGGTTATAATACAGATTATATATATAGTTTAATAATTGGAGTTTTTCATAATAAAACAAATATATATCAATTATTAAATAATGATATTGATAATAGTGATACATATTATTTACAAGAATTTTTAAAACATAAAATATTAAATAAATTAAATGATAATTTAATGATAGAATCAGAAACAATAAATAAATTAAGAGTGTTTTTATTTAATGCTGGATGGTTAAAAAATACTAATAAATATATATTTGATAAATGTGATATACATAGCTTTTATATTTTTTTAATATGTAATATGCTAGATTATAAATTAAATTTAACAATAATGAATATTGAAAAAAATTTTACAAAAAAGAAATCATTACAGATTATTGAATTAAATGATACACATTTTGAAGAAACAAATAATATTTCAAAAGCATTAGATTTATGGTTATACAATGAACAAGAAAATAATATTTTAAAATTTGAAGATATACCAACATTAATACCAATATATATTAATTTACAAAATCAAAAATCACTCAATATAATGGAAAGCATAAATTTTGAAAAAATAAATGACAAAGCACAAAAAAATATTTTATGGGATTTTATTTCTTTGATTTGTTATGATGAAGAACAAGAATATTATTATACAGTAATAAAACATAACAATAATTTAAGTGTTTATAGTGTAAAACATATTCCATCACAATTTTATGTTTCATTAGATGATAAAGAAATAATAAATAAAATTACACAATCAATTAAATTTGTTTTTTATGCTTATCAATAAATTGTTTAGTAAATTCATATCCTAAAAATACACCTGAATGTAATAATCCTGCACGAATTAAAGCAAATGAAATTCCTTTATAAAATCCAATAAATCCATCATTATTGTATATTTTTTTTATTGCCATTTTCAAAGAAATATTATGGCTTTGCATGTTTGTTTTAATTACATCAGAAGGATACATTCCTAACCATGCACAAATACCTGAAATACCACCATAAGCAAATGTTTTAGTCAGTGTCATATTTTCAGTATTATTTTTTAACATATTGAAGACTGACATATAAATACCAAATCCTGGTATTTCTCTTGCCAAACAAGCACTCCAACCATTATAAATACTTTTGAAATTTTCTTTTTTGATAACACTCATAAAATTTTCACTTGGATTATTTTGTAGCTGTATTTTAATTTTTTCAATTGGTGTTACAATAATAGTACAAGTAAAACCTGCAAAACATCCAGAAAAAAATATGTTAATATAATTATTACTAAATATATTAGCATTTTTACATTTGTCATAACTTCCAAAAACGATTGCTTTTTCTAACATTGTTCCAATCAATGGAGGAATAATTCCTTTGAATAAATTGTTATATTTTACAGTATTTTTGTCTAATGCTTGTAATCTTGCTTTAATAGTATCAAAAGGATGAGATAATACAATTCCAGTGGCACCGCCAAAACATCCTGCAACAAAATGCTCCATATGTTTTATTTATTGTATATTATAATTATTCTTTAATATTATAATTTTCATTTTTTATTATATTAGCTTGTAATGTCATTATAATATCTTCATAATTATAATTTTTTAGTTCTAATAATTTTTCATAATCACACGAATTTTTTAGATAAATTACACCAATATCAGTTTGATGTCCTGTATTAAATTCTGTCATTATGAAATATCTATTTAATTCATAATTTATAAAAGCCATTTTTAACCATTCTCTATTTTTTGTTTTTGGTATTCCTTTTACATAAATAATATTATGTATTTTTTTATTTTCATTATTTTGTATTTTATATTCTGTTATTCTTAAAATTCTCCCTTTAAATTCTATTTTATCATTTAAAATACTAGTTTCTTTATTCAAAGTAATAACACCAAAATTTTTAGTATGTGTATGATTTTGTATTAATTCTATATTTATTATTCCTTCATAATCTTTAAAAAGATTTTTAAATTCTTCTAATTTTGAATTATATGGTATATTTCCAATAAAAACTTTATACATAATAATTATATATCTTAATTATATTATTGATTTTTAAACAATAAAAATTGAAAATATGTATTATTTATTATTTTCATTGTTTTTATATTACTTTTAATTTTGTTAAAATGTTTGGAACTTTTTTCTTCATCAAACTTTTCATTGACGAATTATTTCAGTTTAAAACTGAGACTAGTATTGTTGTTGGTTCTGTTGAAAAACAACAGGATTCAATTGCCTTTGTCTGTTACAATGGGTCTTGGTTATGGCTAGATGAAGCTAACTTTAAAAAGTTTCTTTTGT